ACCGTGAGAGTAAGAGTATAAGTGTAATAGACTCTTCCGTTAAGGGAGAGTAGCAATAATTGATGTTACCGTTTACCAACCGTTCTGCTTCAGGAAATGAGAATTTCCGTATGCGTGAGTAATCAGCATTGAAAGAAGCATTCAGCAAACACGTACTTGGTCCCACAATTGGATATTGCGGAACCTCCTATCATGTTTAAGCATGGTACTTCTGGTGATTTGGGTACTAGTAGAAGGTGGAGATGGAGTTGTAAACTCAGCTCACGTCAAGACCATACCGGGTTCGACAGTCGTCAAACCGGTCGACTGACGCTAAGCAGAGGAGACTAATTTGGTCTTAAACGAATGCCCGTCCTCGTGGAAGGGGCTTATTCCGCTTAGTGCTCCAAAGTAGAATATAAGTACATTTCTACGGAAGAGCGAACTCGTCCTATAGAATGTCGAAAGGGTGAAGGTGGTCTAACTAATGACTGCCCGAAGGCCCGTAACCTTGATAAGCTCGCCGATGAAACTAGGCTGGCATCTATGGGATTCCCAAGAGCCCGCTTCGTCAAAACAGACAAGTGGTGTCTTACAAGGACTTTAAGAGACAGGGAAAGTTATCACCTCCTTGGTGTCTTTACTCTGCCAAAAGGGATTGGACGCCGAAACGGCGATGGGGAAATACTAACCAGACCAATGGGATAAATCCGATTGGTAGGCGTGTACTCCAAGATGTAGTAACCTACTAGAGGAAAACCTATCTGATAGATCGAAAGATCGTCGGACTACTTGCTTAAGGATAAGCTTGAGTAGACCCGGGAAGATCCAATCCTGGATAAGACCTCTCTTCGGCATGTTGAGGGGAACGACAGAGGAGCGCCTAATCTGATGGACCCTTAACCAGTTTAATCCGGTGAAGGGCCGTGACAGTAGGAACCAAAGGCCATTGTGCCCTAAGTATCAATTGTATTAAGTGTCCCTGCTGCTTCCTTCCCGAACTAGGAGAACGGCTTGTTCCCTAGTTTCCTTGGAGCTAGGATCGAAATCGGAGGCTTCCTGCTCTCTTCATTCAAGGTTCTCAGTAACTACATGTTTTCTGCAGTAACATTGCTTCCGCTTGTATTTCGGGTAAACACCCAGTCTCTTCCAGCTTCACCATCGTGCTCAGTTCCGTTCCTAAGCGTTTTTACACGCTCTTTTACATCAACAATAGCTCTAAGTTCTCGTACCATTGGTACTACAACTTTCGAGTCGTATTACGACGAGGAAGTCAAGGTTATCCGGGAGGCTGACGACCCCAAGCACCCGCAGCATGCGGAATACTTGGCGGCAACGGCGGCTAAACGCGCACCCGAGGGGGGTGCGGATAACACGCCTGATCAACCAACTCCGATACCTCTTTCGACCGAACTCTTGAGCGACGAACAGTGGAACTTACTTAGTGAGTTTACACAACGAATACTCCTCGTCCTTTACAAGGACAGGACTCGTGTTCCCGCTGATAGCTTAACGCACCCTGTTAGGCTCGGTGAGTTCCGCCGTGCAGAATCTCTGTACCGGGCCATCGATGAGAACGTTAGATCACAAACGGTGTCACGGCGTCCCCGAACCATAATGGTTCAGGGCGTAGTCGTAGACTATGCGAAAGCAATGGCTGCAGACTATGTAATTACCGACCCAAACCGGCCTACAGTGGCAATCTATCTGACTACGCAAGCTTACCTTACATTCCTGGCTCAAATGACATCCGGCAAGATTTCTATTAAAGTACTCTTGGGTCCTGGCGAACCTCGCCAAAGTGAAACTTCCCCCCCGGGGGGGGCCCCCCACGTAAGTGGAAAGGAGGCGCGTTATCGGCTCTCAGGAGCGGTACCGTTTGGATTTCTTGCTTTTCTGCCCAAGATGTTACGAGTAAAACCCGTTGACATCCTTTCATTCAAGTTACCTTCCGTATGTACGTTATCGCCTACGCTTCGATTACTAAGTTCGCAACGCGGACTTCGTATGGTCATCAGATCTTACACTATACTGTTTTCCGTGTTAATCCTTTCCAACGCGACAAAATCGCTGCGGCAAGGGGCACTGCAAGTACTTTATGTGTTTTATCAAATGATAGAGGCTAATGGTATAGTATATACGTCCCTCTACTTTAAAGAGGCTAGACGGATTACTATGAAGTATCTTAATGGTACACCGGCTACGGTAAGTAGTGAGACCCTGTGTTATGTTGGAATTACGAAGGATGGTATCCCATCGATTCTACCTGGGGCGTTAGCCGTACCCCTCCGTAGAGGAGATACAGATGCCATCCGTATTATTCTCTTTTTGCTACATGTACCTTCTCTGCTAACGTATGAGGCGCTTCCGAAAATCAATACGATTACGGACCCACCTGCACCGTTATCTGCAGAGATATTGAAGCGGATCGAGGCTTTCGTCCCTATATATCACCGTAAGTTGAAGTCCTTACCTAAGGCTGAACTTGCGAATGCTGAGTTACTCGGTGTTCGTCGGTTTAACTTCTCTGTAAAGGCTGGTCCTAACGGGCCAGCCCTCCTTACTAGTTTCCTGGATGCTTTGGCGTTATTCAGCCATTCATCTTTCCACTCTGTTAAGGCGTACGCCGAGGCAATACGTGCGAATAAAGTTATTGGTAAGATCGAGATTTTAGCTCGGATAACTCTCAAGATTATTGCAGTTTTCCCTATTACACTAATAGGACAACTTAATGTCGGAAAGATTGCCGAGTCGCCTTTACCTTTCGGTAAGGTTCGGATATTTGCGATTCCCACGTATTGGGTTCAGGTTTTACTGTTCCCTCTACATGAGTTTCTATTTAAACTCTTTAGGTGTATACCTACAGATTATACTTTCGATCAGGGGAAGGCAATACAACGTATTGTAGCATCGGGTTGTATGCAGATTTGGTCTTACGACCTGTCTGCTGCAACCGATCGCTTCCCTCTGCAGGTTCAGGAGCAAGTCCTACGAGCCATATTCGAAGATCCCACTAGCGATATTGCCACGCAAATCACTAGTAACTGGGCATCGATACTTCGTAACACGACTTTCGCCTACTCTCCCTCACTACTTGTGCGCTCTAAAGCGCATCACAAGTGGATAGAGTCTCAAGTTCAGTCACAGCTTCACGACATCGCACCTGCACTCCGTGCAGTGGAAGCTCGGTACCAGTCCAGCTATTGGACTAGTAATCGTAAGTATGGAGGATACGGATCCCCATACTCACCCGAGGTGAAAGCTATGGTTGAAGATTTTCCGGTTGGGTCAACCTTAAGACAACGTCTTGCAGGTCCCGTCCAGAACTTGAGATATTCGGCAGGCCAACCCATGGGATGTTATTCATCCTGGGCGGCCTTCACCCTTGCCCACCATTTCATCGTGCAAATGGTGGCGCATGAGGCTTCTTTAGTTACTCCTGCAACATATAATGCAGATAACTGGTATATGGATTATGCCCTCTTAGGCGACGACGTCGTCCTATTTGGGGATAGCTTCCGGCATA